CGGCTACTCTACGGATAGATGAGACCGATGACGAGGACATGCCTATCGTCTTTCACGCTATCCCACAGAAGGGCATCGCGTTTGAAGAAGGGCCATACGGTACGATCGAGACACACTGGCGACGATTGAAGGTTAAAGCTCGATTACTTGAAAGAATGTGGCGCGGATTTGAAGCAAGCGAGAAAGTCCGCAACATGATTGAGAACAGCCCAGATTCCGAAGTGTCACTGAGTGAGGGCGTTATCTACTGTCCTAAGATGAAGCGATACTATGGCGTTTTGTGGGTTAATAAAGAGAACCGCATCTCATGGTTTGAAGACTTCGGCGAAACCTCACCTTGGGTTACTGGTCGCTACACGAAAGTATCTGGTGAAGTTCGTGGGCGTGGGCCTGCTATGCAAACCCTACCCGATGTTCGCTCACTGAATAAGGCTAAAGAGTTTGTGTTGCAAAAGGCTGCCATTGATCTAGCGGGCATGTATACGGCTACTGATGATGGTGTAACCAACCCTTACAACCTGACGATTGCACCAGGTGTTGTGATTCCTGTTGGCAGTAACAACACGTCAAACCCGTCTATTCAGCGTTTAGACACTGGCACTAACTTACAGCTGGCGCAGTTTGAAATCATGGAATTGCAGAACGCTATCAAGGTCGCATTGTTTAACGACTTGCGCGATCCGACTGGCCCTGTTCGCTCTGCCACTGAGATTGCAATTGAGTCGAGAGAGTTAGCCAAGCGTATTGGCTCTGCTTTCGGTCGCTTGCAGACTGAAGTGCTGATGCCCATCTTAAAGCGTGTTGTGTCTATCCTTACTCGCCGTGGTCTGATTACTCCAATCAAACTAGGTGGCCAAGACGTAGCGGTCAAGTTCACTAGCCCACTAGCGCGTGCTCAAGATGCTGAAGACCTGTTAGCTGTACAGCAAGCCGTACAGTTTGTATTGCAGACAGCAGGGCCAGAGCAGGCGCAAATGGCGTTCAAGATTGAAGACTTTGGTACATGGGCGGCTCAGAAGACAGGCATGTCTAGTGAGTTAGTCAGGTCGGAATCTGAGAAACAGCAGATCATCCAGGCTGGTGCTCAGGCTGCGCAGATGCAACAAGGTCAACAACAACAACCACCAGAGCTTAGGGCCGTATGAGTTGGGATCAGTTAGAGATAGACCAAGAAAAAGCAAATAAGAAACAGGCCGAAATCAGAGAGAAGCAGGTAGCATTAGCTAAAGCGTATCATCGCTGTTTCTCTACTGATGACGGGTTTAAAGTACTGGAGGACTTAACCAATCGTTTCATCATGGACAACAATACCCACTTCTCTGCTCAGAATATTGAGTATGAGGCGGCGTATCACAATGGTGAGTCGGGCGTTATTAAGTTCATCTTGCACTTAATCAAGCAAGCGGAGCGTGTATGACCGAGAAAAGAAAGAGGGCTGCCAAGCCCAAGTACGAAGTTATCTGCGAGTACAGGGAGTGGTTAGAGTCTCAAGGCTTTAAGTTTGAGTGGCTCGATAAATTAAACACTGATTACGGGTTTGATAAGTTCGAGTATATCCCTAAGTTCAAAGCATTTCGCTGTTACAAGGAAGAACAGCACCTAGATTGGGCGGACGTTAACGATGTAGCAATGCTAAATGGTCATCGTCGCCTAATAGAAATCCTGCTGAAGCATCAGCGGGTCAGTCCGAAAAGGGCTGTTATTAAATACGTTTGGAGTTAAGTTATGGAAAATCAGGCCGTTGAAAGCGATACCCTGAACGCAGGGGTATCTTTGGTGGATTCTGCACAGCCAGAATTGGGCGAAAATGAATACTTTTTAACAGAGGGTATTAAGGGAACAGGCGAGCGCCCAGACTGGTACAAGGCTGAGAAATACAAGTCTATTGCTGACCAGGCTAAAGCGTATACCGAATTGGAGAAGCGTTTCGGTGGATTCACTGGCGCACCCAAAGACGGGTATCAAGCACCCGAGGGTATTGAGGCAGACGATGCACTATTTGCTGAGCTAAAGACTTTTGCTGAAGAAACGAACATGTCGCAAGAGGCATTTGGTCGCGCATGGGATTTACTGCAAGCCCAGTCTCAGGCAGTCGAAGAAGTATCTGTTGAAGCCGAGTTAGCTAAACTTGGTGACAATGGGCAGGAGCGTATCAAGACTGTCGAGCAGTTCATGAAGAACAATCTTGACCCTGATACCTATGAGCGCGTTCGTTATGGTGTGAACAGTGCTGAAGCGGTTGAGTTGGTCGAGGCGTTAATCAAGGCGACTGCGCCAGCAAAATTACCAATTGATGGTGTTGTTCAACCAGGCGGCATTACATGGGAAGCAATCGAAGCTGAAATGTTCAAGAAAGACGATCAAGGAAACTTCCTACGATCTACCAATCCTGCGCATGAAGCTAAGATCCAACGCATGATGAAAGAATTTGGTGGTGACAAGCCTTATTCTCGCACTGTTGGGTAGTTTGTTTTCTTATAACTAAATGTTATTATCAGTCTGTCGGATACCCATTCTTGGCCTGACGGATTATTTAAGGTTGTAGGCTGACCGAATCTGTCGGGCACTCAGTCGAAAACTTCATAAAATCGCGCAATGGTGCGCGTATTGATTTATTTTGACAATTTGAGGAATGTATCATGTCAATTAATTTATCTGCTGTAGCGGTAATTGAATTTGACAGTATGGTCAAACAAGCCTACCAAGGCATGGGCCAGCTGAAAAATGCAGTAACCGTCCGTAACAACGTTGTAGGTGACACCTACAAATTCCGTCGCATGGGCAAGGGTCTTGCTAACCAGAAGGCTTCTTCTGCTGATGTAACCCCAATGAACGTAGCTCACGAGTTCAAAGTTGCCACTTTGGCAAACTGGAACGCTCCTGAATACACTGACATCTTCGACCAGGCTGAAGTTAACTTCGATGAGAAGCAAGAGCTTGCTAACGCAATCGCTGGCGCTTTGGGTCGTCGTACTGACCAGTTGGTTATTGATGCAATGGACGCTTCTACCCCATTAACTACTGCTGTTCCTGCTGGCGGCACCAACCTGACTATGGCTAAAGTAATTGAAGCCCAAGTTGCGTTGCGTGACCAAGGCGTACCTAGTACTGAGCTTTTTGCTGCTATCGAAGCACAAGGTCTAGGCGGCTTGTTGAATGATGAGAAAGCAACCTCTGCTGACTACCAGGCTATCAAGGCTCTTGTATCTGGTGAGATCAACACTTTGTGTGGCTTTAACTTCATCGTCATCGAGTCTCGCGCTGAAGGTGGTTTGACTGAAGCCTTGAACATCGTGGACTCTTGGTTCTTCCAGCGTCCCGCTGTTGGCTTGGCCATCGGCATCGACATGAAAACTGAAATCAACTACGTACCTGAGAAGACCTCTTGGTTGTCTAACGGTATGTTGAAAGCTGGTTCAGTTGTTCGTGACGAAGGCGGTTTGGTTAAAGTTCAGTACGACAAAACTGCGTAAGCACACGGGGGCTTCGGCCCCCATTCTTTTTCAAAGGTGAGTTATGGCTAGCAAGATAGACCTAATTAGTAACGCATTGATCCTAATTGGGGATACCCCTATTAACTCCCTTACTGGTGGTACTCGCGCACAGCAAGTAGCATCTAACCTGTACGACAATATCGTGCAGAATGAATTGACCAAACACCGATGGGGCTTTGCGCGTAAGAAGGCGCAGTTGTCATTGACTACCGATGTACCCACCGATGATGAATGGTCAAACATTTACCAGTTGCCTACTGACCTGCTTGTGCTGATTAAGGTTTACCCTAACACCAAGTACCAGGTTTATGGCGATAAGGTCTACACTAATAGAGGTGGTGCGCTGTATTGTGACTACGTATACAACGTGCCTGAGTCTGAATGGCCTGTATACTTCTCTAAGATGATTGAGTATGCCTTGGCTAGAGACTTTGCTAGCTCTATTCGTGATAGTGATTCTGCTCGGCAAACAATGTCGGCTGAGTATGTTAACCAGTCTCGCATGGCTCGATACACTGATTCACAGCAACACCCTCAAGAACGGATACACAGCAACCCATTCACTGATGTGAGGTTCTAATGTTTGATAATGACCAGATGTCAAACGTGGGTTCCAGCTCTGGCGCCCCAAGAATCTACACATACAAGACAGAAGATGACCGCACGGTAGTATTGGCCCCAGGTTACTTCAATCAGTTGTACACAAAGGTTCACGTTAAAGACCTAATCATTGTGAATAACTCGGTTGAGGTGTACACCTGCAAGGTAACGGCTGTATCTAAAAAGAGCGTGACGGTTGCTAAGACTTCATTCCTAGACCGTGAATACGCTTATTACTATTTGAGCACTGAAACGATCCTAGCGTTGAATGACGATGGCGTTACTTATACAGATGTGCCCAACATGATTGCACCGATTACTAGGGATTTCTCTTTAGCGGGTGGAATTCTGGCCTACAATGGTGTTGGCGGCTTGTTCTTGTTTAATGGCTCGGTTGATATGTCTAGCCAGAAAGTGGCAGACGTTACGATTGCCCTGAGTATTAATGGTGTAGTTAGCCCACAGAAAGTGGTTCGATCTTTTACTTCCGCTAACAAGCGCGGGTCGGCATCGTCTAATGGTATATTTCAGATTAACCAAGGCGATCAGTTTAAGGTTGTTATGAAAGGTGATGGCACGACATCTTTGGTTGTTGACATCTTTTCAATGAATCTAACTTTTACGGAAATGTAATGGCTAAGTCACGATTCATTCAAAGTACCTTTGTAAGCGGAGCGCTGTCACCTTTACTGAAAGGGCGCATTGATTTACAGCAGTACTACCAAGGTGTGGAGACCGCTAGGAATGTGGTCATTGTCCCACAGGGCGGTATGAAGCGTAGGGCTGGTACTGAGTACATTGACACTGCTTTGAGGGTTCTAGGGTATTACGCTACTACACCAACAACACCAAACGGTGGTACTGGCGCTAACTTAATCGACTTTGATGATTCGACTGTATCCGTTACTACTACGGGCGTTAGTACTACGAACAATTACGTGGTTGCTCAGTATGATCTAGGTGCCAGCCCTGCTAATGCTGCTGTATTCATTGATGTTCGCGGGATTCTATTAAGCTCAGGTACGTCTAGCGAGTTTGACGTTGAGTATTCAGACGATGCCTCGGCATGGACTAAGGTTGCTGACATTCCCCTAATTGGTAGTAATGCACAAAACTTTAGATTCTCTGCTAGTGGAGTGCATAGGTATTGGCGTGTAGTCCGTGTGGGTACGACTGATCTAGG